TAAGACTTTGTTGTACTTGAACGAATCGTGGTGCTTGAAGTTCAATAGCCCGATCTTCTGGAATTCCTTACGCTGTGCGCCATATACGCGCATGACAATAGAGTTAGGAGTCTTTAAGCCTTGCTGCAGTCGTGCCAAGTAAAGGCTTGCCGCCTCACCCGTTTGCGCCTCTACGTTATAAGCTGCCGTGGTCATAGTCCTGGCCGAGTCGATTAGAAATGACATAAGCTCAAACAGAGTAGACGAGGGGCCAGAGAAGGGAAGTTGTAAGACGTTTTGTTGTAGCGAGCCTTGCACGCCGCCCATCTCAACAGGGGTTAATTGCCCCATCTGCACGTCAATCGGGCCTGCTTGCTGTCTATTGCCTCGACCTTTGCCAATACCCATAGCGATTAAGCCAGAGTTAGCAGTCGTGAGATTGAGCGTTCCTGCGTCGATGTTGTCACGTAACAGCGTGTTAATGGCAGTAAACATAGGTCCGAGCAATATGCCCCATCCTACGCCCATTGGGCCACCTTCAGGGTCAGGAAGGAAGATAGTCTGCGTGTAGACTTCCTTATCCTCAATGCGTACCAGTGCGCCACCTTCGCTGTAGTGTATTAAGTCTTCGTCGTAATCAGGGTATAGGTAGACAATCTTATTCTTGGCTGGATAGAGAACAGCACAATAAGGCTCTTTGATGCCATCCTCGTCTAGGTCTATCCATGTATGTGCTTCGATGAAATCAAAGGAATGCTTATCATCTTCGAGGTCGTCCTCGTCAATATCCCATGCCTGGTCGCCGCGTATGTAGCCAATCAGCTCATTGCGTGAATAGGTCACTTCCTCAAACTTGTCAGGAGCCTCACTGAATGACTCGCAAGCCATGTCAAACACGATCTTGTCGGCCATCTTCAGGTCAGAGCATATCTTCTTGAGGTCAGAGTTGAAGTAAGTCTTCTTGTAGTACGTGCCAACACAAGGCAAGGCAAGCAGAGCTTTGTCGGTAGAATCGCGCCACAACGGCACGTCATTGGTTATTTGGTAGTTCGAATACTCTTCAACACGGCTAGCGCGGTCTTCTTTGACCTTCTCCATCTTCTCGACTTGCGCGTCATACTGAGCCTGAATCTGCTGTGCTTGCTCAGGTGGTGCGCCTTCGGGTATCTCTAGCTCTGGCACCTTAGCGCCGTTTATCTTCACGCTTACAAGGTCTTCGCTCCATACCAAATCAGGTACAGCGCGCCCATGAAAGTCTAGCATTGCCTCGAAGATATAAGGCAGCATCGCGACACTAGCACCAGCAAAAGGGAAGTCTTTGGAGTCTATGTCATTGCCTGAAGAGTCGGAGGGCTGCATCTTAGCCAGCATCAGCGCCTTGGTGTAGCGCTTCTTCCAGTTCGCCATCGACTGCTTCGCAGCACCGTATAGCTTGTGGGTCTCGTTGTAGATCGAGGCATTAGTCTTGGGCTTGACGTTATCCGCGCCCTTTAATTCGTCTAATTGATCAACAAGATTGCCCGCGTCAAGGTTATCAACTAACAGGCCGGTTTCTTCATTGGGGACTTCTGATTCGTACTTAGCCACGATTAGCTACCTTCTTCAGTTCTGTTTTGGTCATGGGTCGCCAGTCGCCGCACTTCTCGCAACGGGTATGAGTTAACCGGGTTGTCTTGACTGGGATGCAGTCAGGGCATTTAGAAGTTGTCATAGTTACCCGCCGTTACTGTGTTCCGATTAGTGTCTTGATACTGCTGGTTAATGTCGCATATTCGAATAGCGTAACGCCTCATCATATAGGCGTATCGAATCGAATCTAGTATATCATCTTTGGTCTTGACTATAAGCACATCACCCGATGGCGTGGTTTTTGTATGATACTCCCGAATCTCCTCGAACACATCAAACAAGTTAGAGAAGACTTTAAACCGCCCTGTATCCATTAGGTTGATTATCTCAGTAATGCCAGCCCATACCCCATTAGATCCATCAGGCCACGTAGCGTGTTCGGCCAACATCATCCATCCTTCCTCTTCGTAATACTCCTTCTGCTGCTTGGCGGACCCCTTCTCGTGCTGTAGGCCATCGTGAGGCCATGCTGTGGGTATATCGGCAGCCCAAGGCTTTACAACGTGCCACGCCTCAAACGGTTGCTTCTCCTTGCCCTTCCAGGCGTTAGTGATGTAGTACATGTCATTGTCTCGATCCCATACGAGCTGAACGTGTGCCTGTGGGTGATTCCATCCAAAGTCCATGCCGTTAATCACGAACCAGTAATCAGGTATCTTGAACGGCTCAATGCTTATGGAGTCTTGGCTAACAGGGTAGATTAGGCCGGAACCCATCAATGGGATGCCCTTCGAGCGCATATCACGCTGATACGGTGGATAGGCCGAAAGGATCTGTTCTTTGGTAGTCTCGTCCAAGTGTGGCGCATCATCCCATGTTGCAGTTTGCATGTACTGGCCGTCTGTTGGGTCATCCATAAACCCGCACACTAAATCAGTCTTGCCGTTCTCAGGGGTTAGCGTGAGGATGCCTCGACCACCAGCCCCTTTGTCACCGTTGAGCGTCCGCGTCATTACCTGTGGATAGATGGTCTGGTCTTTGGGTTCTTCGTCAATGTGATACCAGTCTACAACGTCGCCCATCAATGCGTGCTGGCCTTGTGAGTATGACCAGAATTGACAGATCGATATGCCGTTAGCATGTTTGACTCGTACCTCACGACAAGCCCCAGAGGTTCCGGTCATGGATTTGTAATCCACGATCAAGTCAGCGGATATGAATCCGCCCTCAAACTCGCCATCCTTGAGCCTGCCGAATAGCTTCTGTTGAAGTAGATCGCGGGTTTTCTCGCCTGAGTGGCCTAATAGCCAGCACAGTGGAGGACGCTTGAACTTGTGCCCCTCCCATCCTTCGGGATAGTTGCCTGTTAGGTGATAGGCGTCAATGATGCAGCCAGTACGTGTCTTTCCGCAGTTGTGGCTGACTACTCCCGCCGAAATGTAATTGTGATAATCCGGTATCTTATAGTCAAAGCATGGCTGTAAACCAATTCCTTGAAATGCTATAATACTGACATCACCCACTAAGGAGATAGGCCGTGGAAAGTATATGCGATTGCTGTAAGCCGCACCATAACCGTAGATTCTGCATGAACCGATTGAAGTCCATGATCGAAGAGGACTTGCTGACTCATCGTGAAGCAGCTCAGATACTTGGAGTAAACCTAACATCAGTCCAGAGGGCGGCAGCTCGCTGCAAGATGAAAACTTGTCGATCAGGCCCTCGGCATGGTTCCGAGCACCCCCATTGGAAAGGAGGTCGGCGGATTGGAAAGCTTGGTTATATTGATCAGTATGCTCCGCTGCATCCTGCGGCGAAAGACGGGGGTTCTGGATATGTTGCAGAGCATCGTCTAGTAATGGAAGTAATGCTGGGGCGATATTTAAACCAGGGGGAAGTGGTTGACCATAGAGACAATCACCCTCGTCACAACGGGCCCGAGAATCTTCGCCTGTTTGGTAGTAACTCAGAGCATCTAAGTCAGACACTAAAGAAAGAATGGTACGGTAATTCCCCTCGCCGTCTAATACCCTATGCTCACCCGAGCAGTCTAGGTGATGACCATTTGATAGATATAAACGATACGTTGGCAGAATTCCCTGAAAGTATGCGCCCGCTATATCTGCATCATGTAGCGATCCATCAGCCCACGAGCGAACACGCACATCTGGCAAGGAAAGAGTTTCTACGAGAGGGAGCCACTTCTCAACCGTTCCCTGCTTCACTAGAATAGGGGTGTGACCAGAAACGCACTGATTTGCCGCCATTAGCAGGCTTGCTAGGTTCTCTGACGTTGCTTTATTAAACCTGAGCTGCCAAGGATACATGGCCTCGTACAACCGCAAGAGCCTGCCTTTCTCGTTGTTCTCGACCTGTGCCTCCATCATGCGAAGGAGTTCGCGCTTATCGGTTTCGCTCAATTACTGTCTTGCTCCTTAGTAGCCAAGCATCCCAAGCACACTACGCGGAATAGCTCCGGTCTGGTCTTGTGCCATGTCCTTAACGTGTCAGCGTTGATACTGGCTATCCTAGCAGCCTCAGAGAGTGTTCTAAGGCCGTAGGCTTTGGCTTGTTGGCTGGGTGTCATGAGGTGTAGGCGCTGCGATAGAAGTCGCGCACAAGGCCATCAGCCTCTGGTATTGGGTTTTTAAGATTAACCACCGTCGACGCGGCTAGTATCTCAGAATCTCCAAGCCTTACCAAAGTAGCGAATGTTTCTTGCTGCTCGTCAGATAGAGGCTTGTCAGCGCTTATAACTGGAGACATTGAATAGCTACCCATTGGGCTCACTTGCTCGTTATCGTTCCACACGCGGATTCTTAGACGCTTCCCTTCGGTAGTGACAATTGTCTTAGCTGTTCGCTTGGCTACCGTTATATGGAATATGCAGTTATGGTCGCCAATTGATCGCGTGTAGTATGTTTTGCCTGTTTCAAATTCCATGTTATTTCCCCTTGCTTTCGTTGATGTTGAAACCATCTTAGCACACCAAAAGCATAAAACAAGGGAATAACGGGTATTTATGTATATATTAATGGAATAAGCATGAATTAAACGCTCAATCCTCTCTGGATTTGTCCAACTTCTGCTGCATTTCGACTATCTTGCGGTCTAGTGCATCGCCTTCAAGGTCTGAATAGTCGTTGATAGTGCCTGAGTGTTCTGTGTGCATCTTATCGCCATACTTCTTAGGCTTGAGCTTTGAAGCCGCCCACTTCCTAGTATCTACGCGCAGTTTGGCATGATTGACGCTAACCGCATCCTTCACCATGACTGGCTTGCCGTCTATCTGTAAGGGGATCCCATCAACTAATAGGGGCTGCTCTACTTGGTTATCAGCTATATCAAGCATGTCTTCTACAAGAGCATCGGCGGATTCTGTCTTGGCTCTCGCGTATTGCTCCGTAAAATTAGGTAACTCTCTGATCCATTTAAACAAAGTTGACATGGCAGGCATGGAGTCATCACGGCTTACAGAGCGCATAGATTCGCCAGCGGCTAGCCTTT